TTAATATAACAACATTACTTAAATTAAATGCTAAGTACAGAGTTAATGGTCTTAGAGGAGTACCAAAAAATCCAAAAGAATTATTTCTTTTAGCCCAATTATGTGGTGCAGCTCATTATGCGTATGGATTTACTTCTCTCGTAGATAATGGTGGCCGAGATAAAGATGTATGGAATAATGCTTCTGACAAAATGAAACAGTTTGCTATTGATGTATATACTTTAAATAACAATGCAGCAGCTGCTCAGAAGCTTTTCCCACAAGGAATTAATACTATTGCGGAGGCAATGACAATGAGTTGGAAAGAAATTATTGAAAGCAAGATTGAACAAAAGATTATGGCTAAATTAAAAGCCGAATCTGGAGACAAGGAAGAATACGAAAAGTTCTTCCAAGCTGCTTTGAAAAAGTTTGGAGTCAAATCTCCAGCAGAGCTCGATGATGAAAAGAAGAAAGAATTCTTTAATTACATTGATGCTAACTGGAAAGGCGACAATGAGAAAGCAGAAGACCTCGATGAGACAGAAGCATCTGATACTCTCGAGACTGATGTAAAGAAAAAGAAATTAGCTGCCTCTAACTGCGGCGGTTAATTCTATTATATAATAGGAGTAAATTATGTTTTTGATTGAATGGTTAAAAGACTTTTTCGGTTTAAACAAAACTCCTGCTAAAGTAGAACCAGTAAAAGCAAAGGCAGAACCTAAGAAGGCTGCTGTTGCTGCTGGTCCTAAAGTTACTAGAGCTGCGTTAAATAAATTAACAAAAGCAGATCTTGAAGCTAAAGGTAGAGAAGCAGGTGTCGAGTTAGACAAAAGAAAAAAGAAAGCCGATTTAGTTGATGAGCTTTTTAAGGCTTTAAAATAAATTAACTTTTTTATTATTAACGTTAATAAAATAAACTAAGGAGAATAACAATGGCACTATGGGGAAAAACAGACACAGCTGCTGATGTACCTAAGTGGCTCGAGGACGATGTTAATAACACTAATAAGTCCAATGACAAAGACAACGCAGTATTCGTTGACTTGACAGAGGCAGGAGTTGCATCTAACAGAGCTAAAGGTCTTACAGGTCCAGGTTGGTGGTTATACCATACAGCTGGCGGCCGCCACTTTGCAGAATGCTTGGTACCTATGAAAGTAACAGCAGTTGCTGCTGGTGACTTAGGTGTGACAGGCGACACAGCGGTTGAAGATACAATTGTAGCTGACAGCTAATTCTAAATAGTTAGCCTTTTATTGTTATGAATTTGACGGAATCAACCTTTCTGCTATATGCGATGAAACATTATGACAATCCTCAGTGTACTGAGATGTCAGAGTTTGAAGAGGATATTAAAAGATTTCAATATCTTCGTAAACTATTCAGTCGTTATAGACAAGATAATGAATTAAAGGAAAGGTTGATCCTGAACCATCTCATTGTGATATACAATGTGTTTGGTCCAACAGCAACTAATATGTTGTTTATGAGGTTGCATGAATTCCATGAATATTTAAAACCATTTGTGGAATATTTAAATTACATGCCCGAACTGTTAGTATATGATGATATGATGATAAATTCAAATTCTATTGATGGAGATGAATTTATAAAACTAAGGTTAAAGGAAATCTAAATGATAGTAGACTTATTTTTAGTGTATCAGTTTATTAAAAGGTTAGTCACACCTTTTGATAAGTGGGAAGCTTATAAGCTAGGTATTATTGACGCGAAAGGAAATATCCTTATCAAGCGTAAAGACTTTAGCAAAAATGAGCAGAAGAAAGCATTTGGCAATTTTGACCAGATGATACTGAACATTAAAAAATTATTAGCAAAACTACCAGGCGGACAAACTAAACTAGCAAGTTATGCTGCAGCTCTTTGGTTAATTAGAGAGCAACAAAGAATTGATGCAACTAATTATATTACCGAAGAATCAATGCAAGAAGATTTTGATATAGCAATTACTCGATTCTTAGAAGAAAACGAATCAATTATTGCTGAAGCTGCTAAACGAG